AAGATTGACAAGGGTATTAATCCCTCTGCAAAGAAAGCAAAGACTAAAGAAGCTGCTACTATGGTATCCCCTCGCCAGAAAGCACAAGTAGACTTTGATGAAGATGGTGCAAAGGTCTACGAGTCTCAAGTTGCTAAGATGTCTATGGAGATGTATGGCAAGAATGAGGCAAAGATCATGGAGGCTATGCGTAAAGGCAACTTTGTGTACGATATTTCTGGTGGTGCAAGATAATACTTGACAATCAGAAGTAATTTGCTATAACTACAGGCAAGTAGCTACGGCCTCCACTAACCGGACACCCCTAGTTACTTGCTTTCCCAAAAATTAAAAGTCTAAACGAGTAATAAGACTAACCTGACTAAGTACAGGCCCGTCTCCAAGTAGGTTGGCAAACCGAACATGAGATGCACCCTAGAAATCGTGAGCCTCTTATACGTGTGTTTAGCTTCTCAGAGCCAAATATCATAGGAGTATTTCTCATGGCTTTTCAATCCGCTGCTGGTCATAGCAGCCTACCCAATGGCAACTTCTCTTCGGTAATCTATTCGAAGAAAGTCCAACTCGCTTTCCGTAAGTCTACTGTTGTTGGTGACATCACTAACTCCGACTACTTTGGTGAAATCTCTGCTCAAGGCGATACTGTTCGTATCATCAAAGAGCCTGAAATTTCGGTGTCGGCTTATGCCCGTGGCACCCAAGTCCAAGCTCAAGACCTGCAGGACGCTGACTTCTCGTTGGTGATCGACAAGGCTAACTACTTTGCCTTCAAGATTGACGACATTGAAGAAGCTCACTCGCACGTGAACTTCATGGACCTCGCTACCAATCGTGCTGCCTACCGCTTGGCTGACCAGCATGACCAAGAAGTTCTGGGCTACCTGTCGGGCTACAAGCAATCGGCTCTCCATTTGGATGCTGATACAGTCAACGATCAAGTCAATGGCACCAAGGCTATCACCACCGCTGGCTCGGACGAACTGTTGGCTTCGATGAAACTGAAGAAGAGTTCCTTCGGCAACATCACCACTGCTTCGGCTGCTGACCACTCGATCCCCGTTGCTGCTCGTCTTCCGGGTGCTACGGCTCTGCCGACTGAGTACGTCTCGCCTGTCATGCTGATCAACCGCATGGCTCGTCTTTTGGACCAACAGAACGTGGACAAAGCTAACCGCTGGTTGGTTATTGACTCCGTGATGATGGAAGTTCTGATGGACGAAGATTCGCGCTTCCTGAATGCAGACTATGGTGATTCGGGCGCTCTGCGTAATGGTCTGGTTCTGCCGAACTGGAATGGCTTCCGTGTGTACGTCTCGAACAACCTGCCTTCGGTTGGTACGGGTGCTGCTACCACTGGTGTTGCTAACCAGAACTCGAACTATGGTGTGATCGTTGGTGGTCATGATTCGGCTGTTGCTACTGCTGAACAGATCAACAAGACCGAAACCTATCGTGACCCGGACTCGTTTGCTGATATCATCCGTGGTATGCACCTGTATGGTCGCAAGATTCTGCGTCCTGAGGCTCTTGTAACTGCAAAATACAACCTTGCTTAGTAAGTGGTTGATATTACAATGAAAAATCTTCCCGCAGAACATACGGCACTTAAGACAAGAGCTTGTATAAGTTGCGGGGAGATAAAACCTCCAGAGATGTTTGGTGTACATAAACACCCTAATGCTCTTGGTGGGTACAATGCTCTCCCTCGTTGTAAACTCTGTATGGCCCTATATAAACGAGAAGTCCACTTCCTACGCTCTTACGGCATTACCTCTCAAGAGTTTAATGCTATGCTTGTAAAACAAGAAGGTAAGTGTGCAATTTGTGGTTCTCAAGGTAGCGGTAAAGAGTCTGATAGACTTGTAGTAGATCATTGTCACACCACGGGTAAAGTTAGGGGTCTTCTCTGTTGGCCTTGTAATATTGGGATTGGTATGTTTAAGGATCGTAAAGATATTCTTAATACTGTCATCTCCTATCTACAAATATAACTGCCATACAACCTAGGAAAGGATTTTACTATGGCTCTTTCGCAATCCCTCCGCAACCGTGCTGTGGTTGTTGAGAAGTTTATCACGCTGGCTGCTACTGCTGGCACTAACGTAGGTGTTTCGGTTCCCGCTGGTACTTTGGTTCTGGCTGCTGGTATTGAAATCCTGTCGGCTGTTCCTGATGTTTCGGTTTATACCGCTGACGTTACGGATGGTACGACTGTGTTCGCTAACGATGTGTCTCTGGATGCTGCTGCTGCTGGCACGATCCGCGCTGGTGTGACTCCGGGCTTCATCGCTGCTGCTGACACCATTGACGTTGTGACCACCATCACGGGTTCTCCGGGCACTATCCCCGTCCGTGTCTGGGCTGTCACTATCGACGTTAATGACTGCGTGGTTCCTGCTGCTGAAGTTGACCGCGACACTCTGGCTTAATTAAACTAACCTAGGGTATCCCTTCACTGGGGTACCCTTTTATCTTCTAAAGGGACAAACCTATGGCATATCTAAATGATCGGGTATTTGATAACGGTTTGACCGTTTTGGATACTGAAGCTAACAAGATTCTAATCACCTCTGCTCAACCTGCTACCTACACTGAAGCTAACGCAACCTATGCGCTGGGCAATAGCACCTCCTTGTCTATTGGTGCCCCTGCTGACCGCTCTGGTGGTGGGCGTCAGGTTACTATTGCAGCCATTACTGATGGTTCTGTGACTGCAACTGGCACTGCTACGCACTATGCTATTGTTGATACGACTAATAGCCGACTGTTGGCTGCTGGCTCTTTGACTGCCTCTCAGTCTGTAACCAGTGGTAACACTTTCACCCTAACCTCGACTACTATTGGTATCCCGGACCCGGTGTGATAAATGCCTAGAATCCTCAATCGTGCAAAAATGAATACAACAACTACAGGGACAGGCACGATTACGCTTGGCTCTGTATTTAGTAATTTTCAATCTTTTGCTGCGGCTGGTTTGCTTGACGGCGAGATGGTCCGCTACACGATTGAGGATGGCATTGATTGGGAAATCGGCACGGGTGTCTATACGTCCTCTGGCACGACCCTATCGCGCACTCTCACATCGTCTAGCACTGGGTCGTTGCTGTCGCTGACAGGCTTTGCGGTTGTCTATGTCACGCTGGCTGCGGAAGATGTGTTCGAACAATCTTGGATGATGTTAAGCGCCAACTACACGCTGACCAGCACCACATCCACACAAAAGGTGTTTAACGCAACAACCAATGGCGCATTGGCGCTTCCTGTTGGTGTGTACGAATACCAAACTCGGATACTGCTAACTTCCATGTCTGCGACATCTGGAAACCTTTCCTTTAGCATTTTGGGGGCTGGAACAGCCACGTTAGGTTCGACGAACCTCAGTCATGTTCTGGGACAGGACGGTGGCACAACGGTTACAGGAAGCATAACTGGCGGCACATTCACTGGGTCGGTTTCAAACGCCCCTGCTGTAACGGCTACTGTTGCCACTACGTTTGCAGCGACTATTGGCGGCATGATCCGTGTAACAGCCGCTGGCACGATTATCCCATCAGTTGCGTTGACAACAGCCGCAGCCGCAGTGGTTACCGCAGGTTCGCACATCCTTGTTACGCGCTACTCACCAGTTGATACCACTGCATCTTACGGAGCATGGACATGATTAATCCAATCGTAAAAGCGCGGGTTGAAAATGGTGTCGTCGTGGAAGCATTCCTTGTCTGGGATGTTCCTATGCACCTAGCTGACTGGCTGACTGCTCCGACTGAGGTTGGCCCCGGCTGGCTCTACGATGGTAGCACGTTCACACCTCCTATGGAGTGATCTAAATGATTAGCGCCTTCCCCTTAGCCGCTTTACCCCTAGCGGATGACGGGGGATCAGGCCCAGACGTTGTAACTATCTTTCTAACATCTGGTACCTCTTGGACTGTTCCTGATGATTGGAGCAATTCAAATACTATTGAAGTTATTGGCGCTGGTGGTTCTGGTGCTGTCGCCAGATCAACTAACCTTACCACTACAAAAGCCACAGGTGGTGGTGGCGGTGGTTATTCGAGGGCTAATAATACCACACTTACACCCGGAGCATCTATAACCTACCAAATTGGTGCAGGTGGTTCAGGTGTATCTATCTCTACAAGCACATTCACCAATGGTAATGCTGGTACTTCAACATACTTTATTAATAACACTACACTTTTGGCTGCTGGTGGTGCTGGTGGTACAGGTACACTCACTAACGCAACAACTCTAGCAGCAGCATCTGGTGGTCTTGCTGCCTCTGGCATTGGTACCATTAAATACTCTGGTGGTAACTCTGGTGCAATTACATCAACTACAATTACAACCATTTCAACCGGTGCTGGCGGCGCTGCTGGTAGGTATGGCAATGGTAATAATGGCGTAAGTACAGCAGTCACAGGTGGGTCAATAGGTGGGTCTGGTGACGCTGGGCGCGGCGGTGCTGGCGGGAGTTATGGTGCCGGTGGCCGTGATGGCGCGGCGGGTAGTGAATATGGAAATAATTATGGTTCAGGTGGAGGGTCTGCCTCTGCCGCAGGTGTAACTGTCTCAACACCTACTACGGGTTATGTTGGTGGTAATTATGGTGCTGGCTCGGGTGGTGTTGCTGTATCCAACGGGACATCAACTGTAACATCTCAGGCTGGTTCTAATGGCCTGATCATCATCCGCTATATTCGAAATGGAATTGTTTCTGGTATACCTGTTGTTGCTAGTACAACTATTAACCAGAATCACAATTTTACTTCAACGGAAATAGTTACAGGGTCATCTGTTGTTGGAACTTCTATAGCAGGTTTTGCTGACCCACTCTCTGCGTCTGGTATTGTTGCTGGCACCCCAGAGATCACTACAGCTAGTCTTACGCAAACTTACGTTGTTGTTTTAACATCTGGTACGTCTTGGACTGTCCCTGCAGATTGGAATAATGCTGATAATAGTATCGAAGTTATTGGCGCTGGTGGTTCTGGTGCTGCCACTAAACCCACTTCTGGTACAAGATATGCCACAGGTGGTGGTGCTGGTGGCTATTCAAAAGTCACTAACCAAACTTTAACTGGTGTAGTCCCATATCAAGTAGGCGCTGCTGGTGTAGCTGTTACTAGATCAACTGTCGGGATTACAAACGGAAATGCTGGTACTGCAACATTCTTTGGAAACGCACTCCAAACACTCTCATTAGTTGCTGCAAATGGTGGTGGCGGTGGCATTGGTGCAACAACAGGTACCGCAGCAGGTGGCATTGGTGCATCCCTAACAGATGCTATTGGTAGTACAAAGTACACTGGTGGTAGTGGTGGCGCTCAAACTACATCTAGTGCAGTTATTTCATTTGCTAGTGGTGGTGGTGGAGCTGGTGGGCCGCAAGGAAATGGCAATAATGGTGTCAGTGGAAACACCGATACTGCCACAAATGGTGGGTCAGGCGGTGCGGGTTTTGGTGGTATTGCTGGCACTGCTAGGATAAACTCAACTGGTGGTTCAAACGGTGGTGCTGGGTCTGATCTTCTAGCCTTTCCTGCCTGTGGCAGTGGTGGTGGTGGAGGAGGTTATAGAACCCCTGATGCTGCTGGCACTTATGTAGGCTACTCTGGGGGTAACTACGGCGGTGGTGGTGGTGGTATAACCAACCAAAGCGGAACTTCGATAACTTCTGGTGCTGGTGCTGGCGGTGTAATTGTTATCAGGTATACTCCTGCAAGTACCACAACAGACTTAACTGCAACCAGTATCACTGCGGGTACACCTGTCGTTGATAATACAGCCCTTAGCCAGAACCATGTTACTAGTGCAACGTCTATCACTACAGGTGCTGCTGAAGTAAATTCTACAACTCTTGTCAATAACTATGTACTGAGTCTTACTGGCATAGTTACAGGCACTCCTGTAGTAGGAACAACAGTACTTATCCAGAACTACGTACTTGTAACTGATGGTGTGACTGCTGGTGTACCTCAGGTAAATACCTCTAGTCTTGTTCAAGTCCATAACCTAAACCTCACTGGTGTGGTTACTGGTACCACTGAAGTCAATCAAACTTCACTTGTTCAGACGCATGGTCTTAGTCTGAGTGCTATTGTCACTGGCAGTGCTGTTGTAAATGCACTAAGTATCTCTCAGACTCATGTGGTTGCACCAACTGATATTGCTACTGGTTCTCCTGTTGTTGGCAGTATTGTCGCTAATCTTTCTAATGTACTTTCCTCTACAGAGATTGCTACTGGTGCTGTTGAGGTTAATGTTACGAGCATTACTCAAAGACATACCATCTCTATTGCTGCCATTGTAACTGGCTCTTCTGAAGTTAATGCAACTAGCCTAGTACAAAACCACATACTCTCTAACACTAGCATTACCACTGGACAACCTACTGTTGGTGATACAACACTAGCCTCAATCTACAACTTTACCACCTCTAGTATCACTACTGGGGCATCTGAAGTCAATACAGTTGTACTAGCATTCAACTATCCCTTTACTTCTGTTGAGATTGTCACTGGTGATCCTACTGTTGGTCAGACTACGTTTGATCAGAAACACATATTCTCTGAAGTTGATATACTTACTGGAGAGCCTGTACTACCTGTATACCCACTTGTACAGAATCATTTACTTGATCTTACTGGTATTACCACTGGACAAATTCAAGTAGGTGTGGTACAACTAACACAAATTTATAATTTCACCCTTGGTGCTATCACCACAGGTGATCCTGTAGCTTCCTCTTCCACTATCACTGTTAAGGTCTACTATCCGAATGACTTTAATAGGGAAAGAGTAGACTACATTCCCCAAGAACCTTTCCGTGTGGTATCTGTCGATACTGGAGAGAAGAGAGTTTGCTACGTACAACCAGATATTCTTAGGTCCGCTGCCGTAAGTGCGCCCCTTCCTAGAGTTGCCTACGTGGCACAAGAGATCAGCAGAATTGCGAGAGTGAGTTAATATGAGTCTTAAGTGGCCCCCAAAAGATAAAGATGAAACTCTCGACTATAGCCTTGATTGGTCTAGGGCACTAGAGGGTGGTGAAACCATTAGTACTGTTACTTGGACTATTGTAAACTCCTCTAATGCAAAGGTTAGCTTTGGT